TAGGCGCCTTGCGAACGCCCGCCCGTGTCCGGGCCGCGAACTTCTTGGCCCCCAACTTCGCGATCCCCGCCCGCCGCAGGCCCGCCCCGATGTAGGCGCGCGGGTTCGCGATCTTCTTGCCGCTGGCGGTCTTGTTCCCGCGGGCCGCGAGCTTCTTGACCGCCGACCCCATGATCTTCTGGAACCCCTTCGGCTTCGACCGCTTCTTCGCCAACCTACTCACACCTGTCCTGAGCGCAGTCGAAGGATCACTGAGTGCGTGCCACCTTCGCCGTCTGCGCCACCCGGTAGTCTATCCGCGAGTCGAGCTTCTCCTGGCCGATGTAGACGTTGATAGGCGGGACGGGAGCGGGGGTGTTGAACGACGGTCGCCCCCATTGGGCCTGAAGGTCGGCCATAGCCTCGAATTGGCCCTTGGCCACGGGTGAGAGGCCCGGCCCGACGGCGTACTTGCCCCTCGGGTTGGGGATAATGTCTGGGCCCATATCCATCGGCTCCGGTGCGGTCACTCCCAGGGGGGATGCCCCGAATGATCCCGTCTGAATGCGGCCCATACCCAAGGCGTGCAAGGCCTGTTTGTTGGTCACGGGTTGCTCTCTCAGCCAACGCGCGAAGGCCAAATCCCAACCGGCGTTAGGCTTGCCGGTCAGTGTGCCTTGAATCACCTCGGTCGCGCTTGGCCGGTAGCCACCCGCCGCGGTATACGCCTTCCACTCCTTCGCGGTCTCCGGCTTGTGTATCCCCAACAGGGCCGCTGACTTTTCCGACAACTCCTTGGTTCGGTCTACCCCGGCCTTCGCTGCCAGCGCATTGCTGATGTCCTTCTCTATGAGCCAGGTGTCCCCGAGTATGCCTGCGATGATCCCGAGCCACACAACACCTGTAAGCAGTGTGCCGGCTATTCCTCCGGCCGCCGCCGCCGGAACCACCGTCTCGCCCAGCATCCCAGCCGCCGTCCCGCCGACTTCGACGGCCCCGCCTGTAGCTGCTCCCGCAATTGCGCCACCCGCCGCGCCAGCCGCCGCGCCAGCCGCCGCGCCACCCGCCGCCCCGCCGATCAGTTTCGCCCCCAGAGCCCGTGTAGCCCCGCCCGCCACTTGACCGCCAACCACCGCCGCGCCCGCCATTGCGACGGCCAATCCCGGATGTTCCACGAGGAACCCCGCGATCTTGCCCAACTCCTCTGTGAGCTTGATCGCCGAGGGCAGGGCGCTCTCGATTGCGGTAACCATGTCCTCCGCGAACTTCTTGATGTCCTCGGGGTCGAGCTTGCCGGCAATCTCAAGCAGCGCATCCGCCAACGGCCCGCCGATGGTTATGGCGGCCTCGGCGACGACAGCCTCGATCTTGGCCCACTTGACCGCGGCGGTGTCCTGCATCTGCTTCTGAATCTCGAACGCCCGGTTCGTATCCGTCACAGCCTTCGTACCCTCGCGGTATGCGTCCGATGCTCCCGCCAGGGTGACGAGCGCACCTGCAGCTTCCTTCTCGGAGAGCTTCATTGCGCCCGCCAAATCGAGGTTGTGCTCCCGCAAGGTCTGCAGGACCGCCGCCAGCCCGCGGCCCTTCACATCCACGTCCGCGGCCGTCAGCCCATATGCCTTGAGCTGCCTCTGCGCGTCAGCGGTCGGGGCGACCAGGCTCAGCAGGATCATCCGCAGGCCGGTCGCCATCTGCTCCGACTTGTAGCCGCGGTCCCGGAGCACCACGAGCGCGGCGATGGTCTCCTCCAGGCTCATGCCCAGCATGTGCGCCGGGGCTGCAACGTAGGGAAGCGCCGTGGCGAGGTCGTACAGTTCGAGGGATGACGAGCTGATGCCCGCGGCCAGGGTATTGACAACGCGATTCGTCTGGTCGGCTTCGAGCCCGAATGCCCGGATCATCGCCATCGTGAGTTGCGCGCTGTTACCCACATCCGAGAGCGTAGCCTGCGAAAGTGCGAGGATGCCCGGAGTCGCGCCCATTGTCCCCTGCAGGTCGAACCCCGCGCTCGTCAAAGCGCGGAACCCGTCGGTGGCCTCCTTCAGTGGCGCGCCGGTTGACTTGCTCAGTTCCATGCCGAACCGCATCATGTCCCGATTCGCGTTGTCGAGCGCCGGCCCCATGAGGTTGAGCTGCGAGGTGGCGAACTTGACACCCGTTTCGTAGTCAGCGAACATCGTGACGGCTTTTCGCCCGGCGGCTACTACGGCCCCGACGGTGAGCGCGCCCGCGAGTGCAGTGCCGAGTCCGGCAACGGCCGCCGATGCCGAACCCGCCCTCTTTTCCAGTCCGCCCAGCGAGCCCTCCACTGCGCGGAGCTGGCCCGAGGCCTTGTCCTGCGCGCCTATCAGGATGTCGAGCGCGACCTTAGCCACTGTCCTTCTCCCCTGCCGCGAACCGGGCTACCGCGATCCCTTCCTGCCAGGCGAGGTGAGTCTCTATGGTGTCGTAGTCAAGCGTCCTCAGCTCCGCCGGATTCATGCCCAGGACCTCGCATAGGTGCGGCTCGACAGCCTCTTCCGGCAACGTCACCCCGCTACCCGCCTTCTGCATCCGGGCCACTACAACGTCGAACGCCTCTACGACTCCACGCCCTCTTCCTCCGAGCTGCCGGCGGCGGGCGTGGAGGATATAGGCGGCTCGCCGGACCCTGCTTTTCGCGCCTCAAGCTCCGCGAACGCACCCAGGTACGCGACTGCCGCCGTTACCTTGTCCCCGCTGGGGATCGCTTTGCGGTTAGCCTCGGTGCAGGGCAACGGCGCGCCCTTCTCGTCCACGACGCCCTCCCACGCGCGAACACCCTCCACGAACAGGCCGCAGAGCAGCTCCGTCTGGCCCTCGGTCAGCGTGTCTGTATCCACGTCCCGTTGTGCCTTCCGCGCGGCGTCCGCAAGCCGTGACGCGGCCTTGTCCGCGGAGCCCCAGAGGAACACGGCGTCAAGGGCCGGCACTTTGAGCAGGAGATGTGGTTGGTATGGCATTTCCGTTTACCCCCGTCGGGTAGTGCGCTCAGACAATCGTCACGCGCCCAAAAATGGTGCCATCCCCGGGCTTAAACGCGTGCGCGAACTTGACCCCGCCCGCGGTCTCCACCGGCATGTCCCACGTCTCCGGCACGAACTGGCCGAGGCTGATCAGGAAGTCCCGGTCGGTGCCGTTGTTGCAGGCGATCGTGATGTCCGCCGGGGTCCAGTTGTCGGCGATGGCCGGGTAGATCGCGTTCGAGCCCTGCACGGTGAACCCGACGTCCTGCTTGGTGACGTAGGTCCCGTCGGGGTGAATGTGCAGACCGGCCGCCTTGCCGTCCGCCGGGTCGAAGAACTCCGCGCCGAGGTCGTTGCTCAGCGAGAAGCTCCAGACGCCGAACTGAATGGCGCCCATCGCCACGGCGATGTCGTTGCGCGTGATGCTCGGGGTGCTGTTGTAGACCGGCGTGTAGGTGCCGGCTGCCACCGGGGTGGCCAGCCCGAACTTGTAGGCGAGCTTCTCGGTGAGTTCTGAGTCCGGCCCCTCGCCCAGGTCCCAGGCCAGCGTGCTGGGCTGCCCGTTCTCGAGGATCCACTCGACCCCGCCGGAGCCGTCGTCCGTCTCCACCAGGAATGACGGGTACACCCCGAGGCCGAGGTCAATGACCTGCACTCCGGCCGTCAGGGGGAAGAACCCCGCCAGGTGGTCGAGTTCGGTCCCGATGAGGTCCAGGTCCAGGTTGACCTCGCGGGTCCCGCGGCGCACGTGGAGCTGCCCGCCGGTGCCTTGCTTCCTGATGTTGTGCTCGTCGATCTTAAGGGTCCCGCCGACGGCCTCGCGGCAGAGGGCATAGGGCGTGCCCGCCGCGATCAGTGAGACGCCCTGGACCTGCCCGGTGTAGATCGTGGACACAGATCATCACTCCTTCGGCTTCACGCCGTAGCCGCCCGGCGCCGGCTTCGCGGCTGTGTGGGGCTTGGGTCTCTCCGCGGCGGACTTGTAGGGCGCAGCATCGTGCTTCCGTCCTGGGTCCGCTTTGCGCGCCGGCGCCCTCTTCTTCTCGGCCATTATGCTTCGCCTCCCGAACGGCATAGGATCGTCATCTCGCATCCGATTGCCCACAATGGCAGGGGCAGCGAGCGAATCATCTGCACCTCCTGCATACTGTCCACGCTCCCGGCGTCGTAGCCGAGATCCCATCCGCTCCACATTGCGTTGACCAGTTGCGCCCCGGCTCCGTCCGAGCAGGTCAGCGTTACGTCAGTCCGGTCCCCCGTGGAATCTATCACGGCCAACCGACGCTTCTGGTCGTTGAACAACGCCTTCCCGATGATCTTCGCGTACCGCTCCCGGGCCCGCGTCATGTTCGACTCCCGCCCGCCCGCCGCGGTGTAGCACTGGTCGAAGAGCCGCGTATGGATGACCCGCACGACCTCCTGCGTCACCATGACCCCACTCGCGCCGCCGTGGTCGGTCGGCTTCGGGCCCAGGCCGCGGACGAGGATCGCGGGGCACAGGTCGGACACCGCCTGGTCGGCCGGATAGTCCGCGAGGTCGCCGTGCTCCAGGACCTTCAGCGGCTCCTCGCCGTTGGCGGACGTCGCCGGGAACCACGCCGGAGGAAGGCCGCCGGTGTGCAGGGCGCCGTCCGCGCCGACCAGGACCGCGATCACGGCGTCAACGGTCTGCCCGGAATGGAGGAAGTCAATCGCCACTACGGAAGCCTCCAATAACTCGGACGATGCGCGTCACTGCCTGCTCCTCGCACCGCACCCAAACATCCTCCAATACGGATTCCGCCTGACCGCCCAGCTTGCCCACGGCATCCTTGAACAAGTCGTCCAGGTCTGCCAGCAGCAAGTGGGCGACCTCATGCGCCAGCGTGTCCCGAATCTCCGACTCGGACCGGCCCTTCGTCGCGATCCGAATCTCAGCCCACAACGCATCGGATGACCGCTTAACGTGGCCCAACTGCGGGAGTCTGCCTGGCGCAGACACCCCCTCGAAGTCATCCGTTACCAGCACGACCGCCCAGTGCTGGAGACCGAAGACTTCGAGAAGACGGTCGAGCTCACGTTGTAGGCGTTTCAGCACTACGCGCCCTCCAGGAACAGGATCACATGCCCGACCCGCGCGACCCGCCGTACCTCGTAGGGTCGGAAGTCAATCTCACCGTCGAGCCGAACGCTGACCCTCCAGCCCGGCCCGACGTTCTTCTTCGTCTGCACCCGGCACACCCAGGCGTTCACAAGGCCCTCGCCGAACACGTTGGCCTCCTGGCCCATCGTGCGCTTTCGCATGGAGCAGCGGACGTCGTCGCCCTCGTCCTCGCCGTGAACCCGCGACAGGTCCGCGTTCGGGCCGCTGAATGGCTCGACGATCCGGCAGACTGCGTTGTAGTACCCTCCGCCGGTGCCGCTCATAAGGCTGACCTCTACCCCAGCGAGTTCTCGATCGTGGCTGCCGCCTTACCGACGAGTCCAGCCAGTTGCGCCTCGCGGTGGGCGTTCCATGCGCTCGTCGGCTTGCCGAACAGGTAGTGCGCCTGCCCGCCCTTCGGGTGCTTGAAGTCCTCGCGCTGGTGCTGTACCTGCGCGTAGGCTTCCGCGAGGCCGCCGAAGGTGATGACCCCGCGCATCCCCATGTCGCCGAACTTCTCAACCTTCTTCACGCCCGATGCCCGCAGGTAGCCCTCGCGGATCGGGGCCAGGGCCTTGGCGTCCGCGAGCGTGTCGGTCACGAGGTCCCGGAACTGCGCGAAGATCGTCTTCGGGACCTGCCGCGGCACGAGGTGGAGCTTCGCGAGGGCCTGCCGGACCTGTCGGCTGTCGAGTCTCAGCGGTTGTGGTCGGGTAGCCGACTCGCCGGAAGGGTCTCAGCGCCGCCCACGCCTCGGGACAGATACCCATCGGCCTGCCTTCGCGGCGCGGGCCGTATTGCTCGCTCATGCCGTCAATGCTCATGGACGTGACGCCGTCCCGCTGCAGTGCGTCGCGGTCAACGAGGGGCGCGGACTTGAGGTTCATCAGCAGGTGCAAGGCCTGTTCGTAGACGGCTTGCAGGATGCCCGGCGGAACCACCCATGCCCCGGTTGCGTCAACGTCCTCGCCGCGCGGGTAGTACAGGGCCTGCGTGGACGTCGCGGGGAAGCCCGAGAACATCGGCCTGTCGGCGTTCTGCGTGGCCTTTGGCCCGCCGCAGGCCTCGATCTGCTGCGTCGCCTGAATCAGGCCGCGCTCGCGCTGCTGCTCCCCGTTGCCCTCGAACCAGTCAGTGGCGCGCAACGTGTTCTCGAACCACGCATCTGCGTCGGTGAGGTCGGAGTAGCAGTTATCCAGCGCGCCGCCGGGTGTGCAGACGATCAGGCTCGGCATTCTCGCTATCTCCTCGCCCCCTGCCCCGGGCTCGCCGAGGCAGGGGTTTCAGTCCGCTGGCTTGAGCCGTCACCCTACACGCTGGAGTAGCCCGGCACCCACGCGATCGCGAGCGCGGCCTTCACGAGATCGCCCGACGTGGCCGCCCCGGCCTCGGTGCCCAGGAACGTCACCGCGGTACCCGCCGGGATGTTCAGGTTCGCGATGGTCCCCGAAAGCGGGATCGTCTTCGCCACATGCGCCACGAGGTCAACGGTGAGCAGCGTACTCAACGTCGCGACCACGGCCGTACCGAGGCCGGTCGCGAGCTTCTTGCGGAGCTCGTAGATGCCGTAGTTGGTGTCGTCGCCGGTCTTGGCCGTGCTGTCGGCGAGCTTCACCCCCACGATCCTGCAGTCGCATGGCGCGATAAACACCATGCGCTCAGGGGTGACGTCGGCATCCCACGCGCCGAGGTACGTTGTCTGAATGACCGCCTCGAAGTCCTGCATGTCCTCTCACCTCACACACTCGAATAGCCGGGCACGTAGGCGACGCAGACGGCGCACTGGACCAGGTCGCCACTGGTGGCCGCGCCCGCCTCAACGGCCTTGAACGTGAGCGCCTGCCCCGCGGCCAACTGGAGTAGGCTCTTGGTCGTGCCAAGCGTCATCGCCAGCGGCACGTTGGCGACGATCGCGGCGCCCGTCGCGATGGTCGTGTTCTTGGTTGCGATGATGTCCGTTCCCGCGCCGCCGACACCCTTGTTGATGATCGCATAGGTGCCGTAGTTTGTGTCGTGTGCGGCCTGAGCGGTGTTGTCCGCGAACCACGCCGCGACGATCCGACACGGGCACGGCGCAACGAATACGATGGTCTCCGGGGCGTCGGATGCGTCCTGCACGCCCAGGTACTGCGTCTGGGCTACCGGCTGAAAGTCCTGCATCGGTTGTCACCTCTTCGGGTCTGAGTTGCGCTGCTACTCCTCGATCGCGGCGGTGGGCTGTTTGCCCTTGCCGGGCTTCGCCGCCACAGGCGCGGTGTGGAGCTTGTTGCCCTGGTCGTCGTACACGTCCGCGCCGGTCGGGAAGTCGGCCTTCCAGCCCTGCTTCTCGCACTCCACCCTGATGTCAGTCCCGCCAGGGTAGTAGTGCTGGTAGTAGCCCGTCCGGCCGTGCTTGTTCGGCTGGTCGATGGGGATGTAGACATACGCCATTTCCGTCTCTCCTTCCGCCGGGGGCGGGCTGTTACCCGCCCCCGTGATGTCCGCCCGGGCTACCCGCCTACGCGGTCAGGTAGTCAGTCAGCAGTCTCCAGCCCAGCGTCGCGCTGAGGACGCCGACGCCGTAATCCATGTGGCCGATGATGTAGTTGAGGCCCGCCGTCCCCCGGCGCTCTTCCTCAATCCACAGGTCGTTCTTGAGGGTCACGCCGAGCGCCCAGGGGCTGATGAACCCGCCGTCCCAGTCGGCGACGGCGTTCGCGGTCGGGAGTCCCGGCGGGGTGAACACATTGACCCCCATGATCTTGCCGGGGTAGAAGTTCCGCCAGATCTCTCCGCCGACTTCATCCGTCGAAGACGATGCCACCAAGACCGGCGAGCTGGCCTCCAGAAGCAGCTTCCGCAAGCCGGTCGGGTGGATCACCATCGCATACGGACCCGGCGCGGAGTTCATCGTCAGGACCGTGATGTAACTGGTGAACTCCGCGAGGGTCAGGTCGGTGCCCGTGCTGTTGATGGAGGTGCCGAGCGACGCGAACAGGGCGAACACATCCGCGTCGAACTTGGCGGCAGCCGCGAGTCCGATCATGCGGCCCGCCTCGTCAACGAGGGCCGGCCCGCCCTGCTCGACGGCGTCCTTCGCGAGGTCGGTTATCGGGATGACGACTCGCTTGGGCGTCGCCGTGATCGGCACCTCGTGGGTGTCCATCGCCGAGGTCGTCACGTAGTCAATGCCCTCGGTCGCATCACCCATCACAACCGCGGCATAGTCGGCGAAGTAGCCGGTGATCCCCGGTCGGTTCCTGAGGTCGCGGAGCTGCATGAACTGCCGCCCCGCCGAGGACTCCGGGTAGAAGATGGACCGGCTCGTCATCCACATGCGCGCGTTCTGGATGACCTCCGGGATGAGTTCCGCAAGAGTCGTGGTAGTGGAAACGGCCATGACAGTTCATCTCCTGTGACCCGTCGGGCGTATCAGAAAGGACCCTGCCTGCCAATCGGAGCCAGGCCGTCCCGCTTGCGCTTCGCCGCATACGCCTCCGGGGTCTGCGTTTTGGGGTCATTTGGATCCCACACCGGCGGCGCTCCGGGCTGAGTGCCCCCCGCGTTCGAGGGCGCGCCCACGCTTACCGGCTTGCCCGCAAGCCTCTCGGCCAGCGGCTTTGCGTCGTCACCGAACCGTTCGAGGAGCTGCTCGGGAGTCATGCCGGCAATGGAGCGGAAGACGACCTTCGCGTCCTCGGCATAGACCTTGCCGACCTTCTCCAGCGACTCCTTGAGTTCGGACTCGGTCTTCCCCGTCACCATCCGCGCGTACGCCTCCGGGAGGTCCGCCGCGTTTCCGCGCAGGAACAGCGCGTGTGTCGCCGCCAACTCCGCGGCCTCGGCCCGTGCCTCGGCAACCTCCCGCGCGGACTTGGCCTCTTCGGCCTCCTTCTTCAGGCGCTCGCCCTCGGACAGGTCCGCGTCTGCGCGCTTCTGCTCGGCCGCCTCCAGCTCGGCGATCTTAGTCTGGAGCGCGGCCTGCGCGGCTTCGGCGTTCTTCCGCTCGCGTCCGATGCGCTCTCCGACCATGCGGTCGAAGTCAGCCTGCGTCTGCGCCACCGCCGGCGGAGCGCCCTGGCCATCGGCGCCCGCGCCCGCGTCTGGGCTGGTCGGGTTGCCCGCCCCTGGGTCTGTCCCCGGTGTGCCGGTCGGTTCGTCTGCCATTGTGAGACCTCCGTTTACCCTCGTCAGGTGTTAGGCTGGTTGCAACTGCGCCTCGTGTTGCTGGGCGATCTCTCGCCCGTAGTCTGCGCTGACTGCCGCGAGGTCGTGCGAGCAGTTCGGGTGCCGGAAGCCCGCGGCTTTCGCATCCGCGAGCGTCGGGTACCCCCGCGTCCTACCCGACAGGCTGAGAACGCGCCCCTCCCACGGCGCGCACTTTGGGCACGTGCCCGCGTGGGCGTCCACGCGCATGAGATCGTAGCCCTCCTCCTGCATCTGCCCCATCATGCCCGCGTCCGTCGCCTCGATCGTCGTCGTCCGCGATACCATCTCGGCGTAGGAGCTGAGGGTCCACTGCTTGCCGGCCTTGTCGGTGAAGCCCGTGATCCCGTCGGCCGTCAGGTCCCGGACGATCTTCCTGCGCACCTGCCGCGCGGTCTTGCCCTGCACGAAGCCCTCCTGCGCCGCCTGCATCCCCGCCTTGCGGAAGACGTCCTCGGCCTGGCGCCCGACCGTGAACCGCGCCTCGCCGAGCTTCAGCGCCAGGTTCTCGCTGATAGCCTGCACCGCGCCCTCGTGGAGCTGCGCGAACTCCAGCTTCATCCCGCCCGCGAGAATGCCCGGCGTCACGATGCTGCGCCCCTGCAGGTATAACTCCGGTACGCGCCCGACCTGCCAGCGCCGGGTCGCCCGCTCCAACTCGTGTAGAATCCGGCGGATCTGCTCCCGCTGCTGACGGTTGAATGCCTGCCGCCAACTCGTGCCCGTCCCCGCGAGGATCGCGCTGGTCAAGGCCAGCTCCCCGCGCTCGTAGGCGCGGGTCAGCTCGTCGGCGATGGCCAGGAGTTGCTTGCGCGTGTAGGACATCCTACTCGGTCCCCGCGTTCAGGTTCGTGAGTGCCGCGCCAAGGTCCGGGGGCGTGACGGCCGTCGCGGAGCGTTCGTCGGCAATGGCAGCCGCCATAGCGTCGGCCTCCTCCGCGGTCAACCCGAACAAGGCCTGCAGTGCCCCCGTCTTCGTCTGCAGCCCCGCGTCCACGAGTGCGATCTGCTCCTCGATGTCCTCAACCCGGTCGCTCGGCAGACCGTCGTTGAACACCACGTTGACCTGTTCGACTTCAAGGGGCACGATTGCCGCGCTGGGCTTGGGCGACAGGCGCGTCGTCGGCAGTGCCGCGAGTTTGCTCGCCAGGCTGAAGACCTCGCGGATGCCCGGCTCCCACCGCTTCTGCTTCGCCTGAACGGTCGCCTGGGTGCGCATCTGCGAGAGGAGGATCGCGCGTCCGGACACCGGCCCACCCTCACCGGAAAGGAGCGACTGCATGTCAACCTTGGCGGTCGTCGCGAACTGCTGGATCAGCTCCTTGAGTTCCTCCACAACCGCGGTCAGGTTGGCATCCCACACCAGATACCCCGCCGGCGCCCCGGTCTCTCCCGGCTCGGTCATCAGGTACTTGTTCTTGAGCAGTTCGGCAACGCCACCCGTGCCGGAGATGTCCGGGCCGTACATGAGCGGGTCCACGAACTTGTCGAGCACCTCCGCCCGCTGCGTGAGGCGGTGGTTGATCTCGCCCTGCAGCGACAGGAGGCCCTCGTAGTCCGACACGCCCCAGGCCTCGCGCCCGATGCGCTTGTTGGGGATGTGAACCACAAGCAGGCCGTCAACGCCGGTCGGCTGCTCCTCGGGTAGCATCGCCGTCTGCGGGATCTGCTGGAGGCTGATCCGGTCGTCGGTCGGATGGTACATGTAGCCATGCGACTCGTCGCCGTGGAGTGCCCAGGCCGTGTTCGTGATCCAACTCTCGCCCTCGCGCATCTCGTGCCGCTCAATCCACAGGCAGGACCGCTCGCCGTCCTCAAGGACCTGCCCGATCTCCACGGCCTGTATCCTGTCGCCCTGCATTGGGTCCCAGTCAATGAAGACGGTCTCCGGCGGGACGGCCTCCACGAGAACTTGCCCCGCGTCGGCGTCGTATCGGACCTTGAGGAACGTGTCGCCGCAATAGGACCCCTGCTCCGCGGCGGTCATGTGAACGAGGTCGAGCCGGCTGCCGTGGTAGAGCGCGGCGAAGAACTCCTCGGTGCCCGGCGCGTCCTCCGGGCCCGCGATCTCCACGCCCTCGCCCATCAGCCGCCAAGAGAGAAGATCGGTCAGCGTGCCCAGCAGGTTCACCGACAGATACTCGCGCCGATTCCCCGACGCGTCCTCGCTGCGCACGAAGTTCCAACCCGGCCCCTCGAAGACCGACTCGTGGTCGCCGCGGTAGAGCGACTCACCCTGCGCATAGCGGCGGAGCCGGTCCGCCTCCTCAGCCGGCGGCCACGGAACCCGCCCGTCAGAACCGATGCCTAGCACGGGCAGACTCCTCCTCTTCGTGAGCCAATTCCAGACGGTGCCGACCACGCCCACATCATCACGCGCCTCTCGGCTTCTGCAGTACCCTGGCGCCTACTCGCTGGAGCGCCATAATGCCATATCCGGCCGCATCGGGCAGATGGTCGCTGCCCTTCTCGGGGCGCTCGTTCTCGCGCGGCTTCCCGTCACGATCCTTCTCCCAGCAGTACCCCGCCATCTCGCCGCGAAAGTTCACGCACTGCGGCGCCGCCCGGAACTTGTCCTTCGCAATCAGCGCGGACATCTTGCGGATGCGCCCGAGGACATCGTTGTTTGCCTTCTTGGCGTTGACTCCGGCGCGCCGCAGGTCGGAGATGGACCGGGGCTCCGCGGGATCGCACCAGAACGCCTCCACCGGGTACTCTCTACAGATCGCCAGACACCGCATCGCCCAGTCGTCGCCGGGACCGTTGCTGATCGCGAGGTTGCGCGCGTACTCCTCGTGGGCTACCGTGACGCGCCCCTCGTCGTCCTCTATCAGTACCGCGATCGCGCCAGGGCCCGCGAACCCGAAGTCCATGCCCGCGACGACTCGCCGCCAACGTTCTCGCGGCGGCGCCGGCGCGGTGTGGCGGTCGTCCGAAAAGCCCTCATAGATCAACCCCTCGAACGCCACGAACTCGGCGTCAAGCTCCTGCCGGCCCCAGGCGCCAGGCGATGACTCGCGCAGCGAACGGACGTACTCACCACTCAGCCCCGGGTTGTCCTCGAGCCGGGCGCGCACCATCCAGTAATCCGGGCTCTCTGTGTCCGCGAACTTGCTCCAGACCCAGTTCCGGCCCTTTGGGGTCGTCGTCACCCATCCGCCCTGAAAGCCCTTCCGCCGGATGCGGCCCTGCAGCACCTGGAACGTCTTCTCGCTGACAAGCGCCCCCTCGTCCAGCCAGAACCAATTCAGGTTCGGGCCGCGCAAGCTATCGGGGTCCGCTGCGTACCCAAACCAGATCGTCGAGCCGTTGCTGAACGTGAGCCTTCGCTCGGTCTTGTTGTACCAGCGCGCAAACCCCGGCCATCGCTCCCGGAGCTGCTCCATCCACACCAGCACGGTCTTCGTCAGCATCGGGTACGTCGGCGAGCACACCAGCCCGAACGTCCGCGACTCCGCGGACCTGTAGAACGCCTCGTGCATCCCGGCGCAGGTTTTGCCACTACCCACCGAGCCCAGGAACAGACGGAAGCGCGCTCCGCTGTCGTGGAACTCGCACTGCTGCTTGTACGGCCAGGGATGGTCGGGGTCGTCGGAGTAGGCTTCCCCTAAGTCCAACGTCGCCGGGCCCGCGCCCTCCTCGACGTCCTGGTCGAGATCACTCGCCGCAGTCTGCGGGTAGCCCATTCTGCTCTGCTTCCTCCGTGACGATCTGTGGGGCTTCCTGCTGGCCCCACTTCGGGACCTGGATCACCGCCGGCGCCACGACCACCGGGTTGTTCGGATCGCCGCCGTGGATCATGCCGGATCCCCACCGCCGCCGATTGAGCCGCTCCAGTATCCACATCGAAGCCTTCACGTCGCCCATGTTGACGGCTCGCTGAATCGGGTCCAGACAATGCGCCTCGTAGATCTCCCGCGCCTCCAGCATCCGGCGATAGAACTCGTCGAACGGGGCGATGCCCAACTTCCCGTCCTGCATCCAGTGGTAGAGCTGCTGCCGTGTCGCGCCGATGATCACCGCGGCCATCGGCATCGTCTTGCCCTCGGCCGTCAGCCGG